TGCCAGTATGGAGTCCAATAATCCCATACTTCAACCTCATCCCATGGGTCGTAATCATCCATCTCAAAAATTTCTGCAAATTTTCTACGTTGAGTTCTCTTCTTCAATACAGATTGATCGTGCAAATCCTGAGCTGACATCTTTGATGCTTTGATAGCAACAGTTGGAATCTTCTCATTTGGATTCATCAATACTGTAGATGGGTGTGGGACTCTAATCCTGATAGGGTTAAAGTCTTTTCTGTTTGCTCTGTAGATTGAGAGTTCCTGTTCGTACTCTTCATCAGTTGCAAATTTAGTTCTGTCAGGAGCTGATGGTCTACCAGATAGACCCACAAGAACTGGTGCTTCAATCACTCCATAGCCATGAGCCACCATATATTGTGCCAACATTTTGAATGGAAGGTTGGGTTCATAGAGAGCTGCATTATCCATGACAGCTTTTAATCCATGTTCCAAATTAGTTGCATTGTTTTTGTCATCTTCTGTATCACCGATAGGTTCTCTGTGAATCCTTGGTGAGAAACTCATAAGTGTAGCGACTGCGTGATCTACAAGATGAGTAGGGGTGGAGTCATAGAATATCGGTCTGCCCTGATAATTCTGATTCCACACATTGAATCTTCTTTGATAGTACGCATCGTTATCACGAAATTCTTCGTGAGCTTTTGACCATAGTTCGGTCATCTTTGAGTAGAAGCGAGTAATTTGTTCTGCTTCAGGTCGTTCCCTTAAATCAGCCATTTTATTTTTCCTATGCGAATGCTGGTAGTCTTATTATTTTTCCGTTACTAACCATTCCTTTTTCTTCTTTGCACATGAGTGCAATTCCAAGAGCCATCACATAGTCATCGTGAGCCCCACCCATTGCCTGTGGCTTCTCGCCTGGGGCAGCAATAATGGTAGAAAACTCATCGAGTCCGTATTTATTAGGGATGGTCAGTTGACCTGCATTGAAGGTAGCTCTCAGTTCATCGAAAAGATGTTGTCTACTCATGCGATCAGTTTTCCACCCATGTTCTCTTCTAAAATTTTTTCCTCTACCGACTCTTCGTCTGAAAAGTCGTGGGTAGTTTTCATCTCTGGCTATCGTCAAAACTGTGTCTGAAAAGTTATTTTCGATTGCCCAGTCAGGGTTGTTGTATTCTTCAAGTAGTTCCATTGAGGCAACACAAAAATCTTCTGGCTGGAGAGTATTAGTCACTAAGTCAGCTACTATGTAGCCAGTTTGAATATCAACAATCACAGTGACCGAATAATCCATTCCAACCCCTGACGCTACATCGGTTCCAGCCACATATCTTTTTCCAGCTCTGACTTCCTGATATATGTTTCCAGCCCCTACTTTTCTGATTGGTTCTATGCAATCGTCTTCCATTCCAAGGATTATTTCTCTGTCGAATATGCTTTGTGCTCTCGGTGGTGCTAATGCTTCTGTCTCCTCTGTTGGGTATTCCTGTTCCATGTATTGCTCAGGACTCATGCCCTGTAAATCCATAGATGGAACTGAATCCATAGTTGCCTGATACCATTTGTCATCTCTTTCTGGTCTGGCACTCCAAGGAATAAAAACTGTTTTCCAGCCGTTATCAGGAGCGTTTCGGTAAAGCTCCTTGAATAGAGATGTCATTTTTCTTTTATTGGAGGTGGAACCCATAATCATCTGCCCACCACCATCGATAGTTGGTTTTACCGCTGCGTAATTCTGAGCGTGATATTCATGAAAGTCAGCCTCATCCTGTATAACTACAGATGCTGTTTCTGATCGACCTGCATCCTCAGTAGAGGGTAGGGCCATAACTTTGGAATCCATTGATGGGACTCCTATCTCTGATCTTGAGTCTGGTGATAGTGGATGTTGCCAGTCTTTTGGAAGGTTCTTGAGTATAAACCTCACTTTATCCAATAAGCTGAATGCTTCGGTCTGACCTTTTGAAATCATGAGCACATTAGTGCCAGGACTAAAAGTAATCAACCATGCGGCATAAGCTGCACTTGTCCACGAGAATCCTAATTGTCTTGCCTTTAAAACAGTGACTAACCTGTTCTCAGCTATTGCTGAGGCCAGTTCCTTTATGTAGTCCCATTTTTGAAATGGTGCAGCACCCCCTGCTTTTCCTGATTGGACTTGTGCCCTTTCCAGAATCTTTACATGGTCAAGAAAGTCAGGTTGAACTCCATCAGGTGAAATAAAGTTGCGTCTTGCAAATTCTCTTTCTATCCTTCTGACTGTTTCTTCTTTATGTAAATCAGATGAAGCAACCACTACCTGCGTCTACCCATAGGCTTGGGCATAGGCTTCTTTTTCTTTGGTGGTCGACCCCTTTTAGAGCCGTAAGTACCTTTTCCTTTTGGCATTTTTACCTCTTCTTTGCTGTTTTAGCTGCTCTTTTAAATTGTGATGCAGTGGGTCTACCTTTTTGACCTTTTTTCTTCATGGTCTCTCCACTTCCTGCCTTGATTCTTTTTCTCTTGGCATGAATGTTTGCGTACAATCCTGGTCTTTTTTTAGTAGCCACTACCATTTCACCTTGTTTGCCCAATACGCTGCAGACATTTTGCCTTTGGCAATGTTTTTTGCGTGCCGAGCCTTGAATGATTTAGCTCTGGGAGTCATGGTCTTGTCACCAGTCTTACCCTGTTGCCCAAATCGAATTGTTTTTATCTGATCTCCTGATTTTGCAACGACAACATGAGACTTCGTAGGGTGCTTGGGAGTTCTTTTAGGCTTGTTATACCCTGACACCCCTGCATTTTTTAACCTCGAATCTTTTTTTGCTGCCATTAATCCTCCAAAATCTTTAAAGGGGCGTGATGTGGTCGAGAGGTGCAGTCTCTAAGATACGCCCCAACAATAAAATAGCACATTGTTGTAGAAAATCAAACCATATCGTTTATAAATATCTACATTTGTACCTGAAAAAAAAGAAAGTAGCAAAGAAAAAACGTAGTGATATACCCCCCCTAAAGGGGGGATATCACTAACACTACTTTTTGGTAAAATACAGTAACGAAAACGTAAAATAGTGACGGCAGTGATTACACGTCACTGTCCTTACATGATGACACCTACGCCTAAGGGCTATGTCATCACTCCAGGACTAAAGGAGGGAGAAACATAATGCACGATTACACCTGCGTTCTATGTGGATTTGAATTTTTTGGTTATGGAAATAACGCTGAACCCATATCTGAAGGGGAATCTTGTGATGATTGTAACAACCTTGTACTTATTGACAGACTTATCTTAGCTAATAGTGACGATAGTGACGCCTGATAGTGACAGTCACCGCTACTCTAGATTCGTATCTGAGGGCCAGATGACATTCGTTGGTTGAGTGCTTTATCCTTTCAGGATACGCGCTCGGTGGTCGCTCGCTGTTCGCGTTTGCTCGAAAAAAGTTTGACACCCCTACGATTAATCTGCTGACGTGTCGCCCTCTGCTGGCGCTGTTACGTCTCTGAAATCGCCCTCTATGGCTGGCGCTTTTTCACCTTGCTGGAGGGCATCAAGTAGCGCCGATGTGTCGAGTTGTTGCAGTGTGTGGTCAACGTTTATGTTTGTATTTATTTCTCTTTTATCAGTCCATAGCCCAGCTAGATGACCAAGACTGTCCAGCGTTGACCGAGCCGTTGACAATTGCCCCTTATCCTTAGCCATTTCAAGAACTTCTAAGTATTGAGATATCAAGAAGTCACGCGTAACGTCAGCTTTACGCTCAGTCGTTTTTAATCGCTGTTTTTGAGCGTTGACCAGCGCCGCCGTGACGTTCGGCTTTTTCAACAGTCTCGAAGCGCTTGACCGAATGTTTTTATCGCTTCCAACGTCACCAAATGCGCGCCGATATGCTTGGGTCGCATTGCGTCCATTTGATAAAAATTCCTCTATAAAATCCGCCTGTTTTTTAGTCAATTTATTCATTGTTTTAATACCTCTTCGTTTGTCTGATTCTAGCCAGCAAGTCAGCTATTATCAAACGAGATAGAAAATAATGCTTGACAAATACAACGTGATGTAGATAATTGTACCTACAAATAAATGAGTACAACTAAGGAGGTACGCAATGACAAGCTTAATAAGAAGATTAAAAATAGAAATCACTGATGAGGAATATCTAAGCATAAAGGAAAACGATATTAATGAAGGGTGGGAAAAATTTGATGAAGTTAATCAAAATGATGTTCATATTAATCAACAATTTTTAATCCTAAGTTTAGCAAGTAGGAAACTTAATAGAGAAAAAATTATTGCTGGATTAATGAATGGCAATCACGCTATGAGTAGAAATAACTTAAGAGGTGAAGCTAAAAGATACGCATGGTCAGCAGAAAAAGTTGAACAAGCAATACAAGAACATGAAAAAGAAATTGAACAACTAGAATTTTTAATATCAGTATTTAAAGGATACACAAATTAGCTCCCTCTGATGAGCTGGAGTGACCCTCCAGCGAAACGCCTTAGGCGTCAGGGATAGTCAACAAATAAATAAATGGAGGTTACCAAATGACTATAGATCAAAACAACCGAATGAGCGTGTATGTCGGCACTTATGGCAAGTACAACAGGGGATCGATTGCT